TGTTCCTCTTGTCATGCCCAGTGTCACATTGTGTGGAATGCTTCTGGTGGCTGCACGATTAGGATTCCCAAAGAGAAGGTAGTGGTGGAAGCCACCCCATATCCAGTAATAGGACAGAGAGGGTAGCATGGTTGATATACCTACTGAAAAGGTATTTGAATTCAACATTGGTGGGGAGACCAAGAAGTTCGCTCGCCGATCTGATGACAAACTCCTGGAGCATTACAGCCAGTGGCAGAAGGCTTCTCGCGCACAACGCCGTGAGAGGGAACGCGAGTTTGAAAACCTCCGAATGTACTGCGGTGTGGATAACTCACAGTGGCCATCGGCTATTCAGAACTTCTTAAAGCAGGAAGCGCGGGGAGTCAATCACGGTCAGTTCACCCATTTCGGACAGTACAACCTTCTCAAACTCAAAATCAATGGCATAGCAGGCTCAATCATACGCAACCCGTTTGATGCGACCTTCGTTGCAGATGACGAGGAACAGGTTGCTCTTACGATGGCGCTCCAAGAGGCGTATCTAAGCGACAAGGAGCTGATGGATTGGCAGGCCGAGGACACGATGCTCACTACTCTCGGCCTTATCTATAGGGGCACCATGCGGATGTATGTCAAAAACACATTTCCCGCATCCCCCATGGGCAACATTGCGCTTGAGTGTATGCCCCCCGGCACAACCATGGATGACCCTGACTGGGTAACGACTACCAGCAAGGAGATGCGCAACCACTGGACAATGGCCCTGATGAGCATTGATGAGATTAAGGAACGCTGGCCAAAGAAGCGCGGCATCATGGAGCGCGAGGAGTGGCTGGCCAATAACGATGGGCGGCAGTATGAGGAGAAGGTTAATGTAGACTGGAACAGGTATGTGGACGACACAACCCATAAGCACGGGTCTCTGTACATGGTTGTCCAGCATAACTACATAAAGAAAGAGAAGATTGTCCGTGAGTTTGATGCCAGAACCGGAACCGTATTCTGGGAGTGGATGAGCGATGAACAGAAGAAAGACCTTGCAGAACAGAACGGTATTGGCTCCGAGGATATTAAGGAAATCATCCTCCGTGATAACGTGGCTTACACTTATACCTTTGCTCCCGGCCTTTCTCTTTCTTACGCTCTTGACGACTATAAGGACGAGTTCCAACTAGGTCGCCTCCCGTACTTCCCTTGGACAACCACGCGGATGAATGGGAAACCCATCCCGATGGTTGACCAGCTTCGTGACGCACAGCTTGAGATTAACAAGCGCCAGTCCACGATTACCCTTGCGGCAGAGACTTCTCTGGGTGGGACGATGGCCGTGGATGAAGCGGTCTTTGGCATGGACAACAAGAAGATGGAAGACTTCGTTGCCAACCGTGGAAACCCGCGCTATGTGGCAAAACTCAAGGCTGGTGCATCTCGCCAGTTCCCCAACGCTTTCCAAGAGGTGGGTAAGCAGCAGATTCCCGGTGATTTGTTTGGGATAGTCAATGAGATGATAGACCTCATGGACAGGCTTGTTCCACAGCCAGCAGCATCTGAGGGGCGTACTGAGCGTAGTGGGGAATCTGGAATTTTGTTTGCACACAAGGTAGAGGTTGCAAAAACAATGCAGTCTACCATGCTTGCTTCTCGCAGGCAGTTGTGGAATGACATTGGCGAGGCGTACTTCTTCCTTGCGAAGCAGCTTTACTCAAAGGGTCGCAGGGTGTTCACTGATGGTAAGGGTGTTCGCAAGGCGATTATCAACGAGACCATGATTAACCCAGAGACAGGTGAAGAGACAGTAGAAAACGATTTCTCTGGACTTGCACGGCATCGCGTTGTCATATCTGAGGCACCTGCGGGTGTCAATAACAGGCTTATGCAGAGAGAATTGAATTCAACACTGGCACAGCACTTCGCACAGATGGCTCCGAACACATCAATGAAGTTCCTTGCTGGTGTTGTTAACTCCCTTGACCTTGATGAGGTTCAGAAGCAAGAGGCCAAGGATGCTGTTGAACTTGATAGCAGGGCGCTTCAGGTTGAGACAGAGGCGCGGATTGCGAATGCGGAGGTTATGAAACAGCAAGCCCAGGCGGCGGGACAGCAAGCGGGCGGTTCTCCTGGAGCGGGCGGTGCCCCTATGCCTGGGGGCGCACCATCTCAACCGGGAGGCCCGTTGCCAGAGGGAGACGCAGAACAGGCACTTTCAGGTAGTCAACCAGAACTTTCTTCTGGTTTAGTCCTTGCTCAATAGAGAGGAGCACCAAATGGCAGAGAGCCAGACAGTAGAGACCGTGGAACAGGCACCAACGCCTGAGCCCGAAACAAAGATGACCCCGGAAGAGTTCAGCAAAAAGCTGGAATCTGGGGAAATCGACACTAGTGGTACAGACCCCCAAGAGTTGATTGAGAAAATGGTTAACTTTGGGGGAGACGAGGCACCGAAGGAGACTTCGGAGCCGCCTACTCCTGCCCTCGGCGAGGTCAAGGAAGAGGCACCCAAGGAAGATGCACCTGTTGAAGTCGTTGCCCCGAAGGAAGAGGAAACAATAGTTCCTTATAAGAACTTTGGGGAACTGATGGCAGATGCAGCCGAGGCACTTGGGGAGAAGATACCCTCCGCAAGAGACTTGGTTGTGAAGGCCAAAAACCAAAAAGAACACCTCCACAAAATGGAGGGAGCGCTTGAGAAGTGGAAGACTGACGCTACTTCTAATGCTGCTAAGATAGCTGAACTTGAGGCTAAGTTGGCTGAACAGGTGAAGGCAACACCAGCACCCGTACAGCCTAAGCAAGCAGCGCCAGTTTCTGTCGATTCCACGATGCCAAACTTTGAGGCAGAGATACCAGAGATTGATGCCCCCGGTGAGTTTGCTGGGCCAGAAGACATGGCCAAGTATATCAGCAAGGTCACGAAGAGGAGTAATCTCATTGCCGACAAGAAGATTGCGTGGATTAAGGCAGAGAGTGACAAGGCCCTGAAAGCATCAGAGGCCCGCGTTGCAGAGACAAACCGTTCTGCTCAGGAGACTATTGAGATTGAACTTCGGGCGAGAGCAGAAGCAGAGCGGAAACAACGTCAGGTACAAGAGGCGTTTGTTGCGGCAAACGACTTTGTAAGTCGTCACAAGGAGTTTGGAATTGACGATGTGAGGGACATGAACGACAAGTACACTGCATGGGTAAGTCAGGTAGAGTATCTGAAACAGCGGAATCCGGCGTATGCTAACCGGGATATTGTTGCAGACTACTTTAATGGTGTATCCGATGCACAGCAGTTGCTTGAAGGTAGCATGGTTACCCCTCCTTCTGGGGCTAAAGAGTTTGCCCTGGTTGTGGAGCTTGAGCGTATTGCTCTGAACCACAACATGGTGGACTCGGTTACTGGTCGTCCAAACTTTGAAGAGGCGTATGCTTTGAAGAAGGTGCGTGATGGTGTTGATATTGAGGAGACCAACAGTGCGGTTGCCAAGGCGACTGAACAGGTGGTGGACTTGGTACAGCAGCGTCAGTCAGCACCACAGGGACTGGGGGCATCGGATGTTGTTTCTGCACAGGAGCAGCAGACGGTAACCCCGGAGCAAATTTCAGAACGCATGGCCCAGCTACAAGATAAAATGTCTACAATGCGCCCTGATGAGCGTGCTAAAGCGCAAAAGGAAATTGAAGAGATGATGTCAACTAGTCTGGGTGTTGATTTACTCAAGACCTAGGAGTTTATGATGGCTGTTGCCACACCATCCCAGATTAATGCCAATCTAGTTAGGCAGTACTGGAACACGAAGCTGTACAACGAATCGCTCCTGCGCGATATTTTCAGCTCGCTGCGTACTCAGTTTGACCGCACGAGCAACATTGATATCCCGATGGGTGCGATTACGATGGAGTTCAACACGGAAGCCAACAACGGCTACCGTACACAGACGCTTGGGTTCTCCAATGCGTTGCGGAACACCCCGCGAGAGGGTGACCTTCAGTTGCAGATTGGTTTCGAGGAGACCCTTCGTGAGAAGTCGATGGATGCCTACTACAATGAGTTCAGCCACGCTGTCTCGCTGTATAACTATGGTATTCATTTCTCATCGGGTACTGAGCCGATGAATGTTAACATGGATCTGGCGACTAAGAAGCTCGGTGCTTACATGGAAGAGCTTGCTGGTCTGTATTATCGTCAGGCTCTGTTGCAGCGTTTCTCGCGCAACCTTACCCGTAGTCCTGTTGGTGTAACGCAGGCATGGAACAGCAACTGGTACGTGAAAAACGTGTCGGATGCCAACCAGCCCGCGTACAACACCACCCTTCAGACCCACACTGACAACATTGCCACGGCGCTCATTGCTGCTGGTACTGGTGCCAATGCCAACCTTGACGCTCGCTATCTGACTGCACTGCATCACCGTGCAACCACGCAGCGTTGGGAGCCGTTGGATCTGGCTGGTGGCAAGGGCTTCATTCTTACTATCCCGTCTGCCCAGAAGTTCCACATTCTTGATCTGGATCGTTCGGACTCAACTGCCAGTGGGTACTTTGTGCCTACACATCGCTGGACTGACAAGGAACGCTACATGTTCCCTGAGGGTGCTGCGCTTGGCAAGTGGCTGAACATCTATCTGGTCGAGGATGAAAGAGCACCGACTCTTACGATTTCTGGCTCGGCTGCGCCGTACACGCTGACCCCTGGATATGTCCATCCGGGTAACGTGGATGAGCGTGACACCTCGGTTGGTGCCCGTGACGTTGGGTTCCTCCTTGGTCGGGCCCCTCTGGTTGACATGTATCCCGTCAAACTGCATCACAAGTATGACGATTACAATTACCAGAAGTGGGAAGGTAAGGGAGCGTTCGGTGAGCGTGGTGTGCAGCTTCGTCAGTACGACGATGTTACGCCTACGAACACATCGCTTGAACAGCGTTACTGCTGTGTCTGTGTCTGGGCTCGCGGAAACGTTAGCAACTAGTTGAATGGGGCGGGGGGAAACCCCCGCCTTCACCTAAACCTCGTATAGGGGACAATATGAATCAGCCAATGAGGAATGCACTTGCCGAAGACAGCCCACAGAGAATGGACGTTATTGGGAAACTGGCTGCGGCACAAGCACGAATTGACAAGCGGTATCGACCGATTACTCTTGAGTTCTTGAAGATGAGTGTGAGCGAGTTTTCGGTAGCAGGGTGGGACACCTTCGATGTAGACATTCGTGACGTATCAGAGGGTGGTAGGGTAAGACAGCAGAGAACGGTTGTTATCACAGACAAGTTTGCTAATTTTGTTGAGCATCCAGACTATTCAGGGATAATGATTCACATCCCAGCGACAGAGAGAAACATGAAGTGTCTGGCATCTGCTCACATGGACAACCGCTGGAACATAGTTCAGGACGACATCAGGGAAGAGGTTGAGGAGATGGCCTCTAAGATAGTTCCCCAGAGAAGCCCTGAAACAGAAAATG